AAGGTTGGACTTACAGCTAGAAATATAAATTTAGGACAAAACATAGACCCTGGCGGGCTTGCTCAAGCTAAGGTACAAGAAGTAAGAAATAGGTTATATAGTTCTTGACACAGCGTTCAGAATTTGATATAATATATAAATGGAAAAACAAATGACACAAGTAGCAATAATAGAATCAAAGATGAGTAGAACAAATTGGTCTGACCGATTTGATGATGCCTTCGAATTTGACAGGTATGCTTTATGCTCAGATAGTAGCAAAAAGAAAATACTCAAAGCAGACGTAGACATCGAGATAGATGTTGATACATATGACTGGGTTATACTCGTTGGCTCTGAGTCTCTAAAGTTTTTTACTAGTATCAATTCTATAACAGAATATAGTGGCAGATGTGTAGAAGATAAGTTTCTACCTGTCATCAATCCTGCTATGCTTTCTTTCAAACCTGAGGCTAAGCCTTTGTGGGACAAAAGCAAGACTAATATAATTGATTTTATCAGTGGAGATTTAGTAGTAAAGAAAGTTAGTGAAGAACAAGCTTTAGGTATAGATACCGAAGATGAGGCACTAAAGTTCTTGCAAGAAGCATTAGAGCATGAAAATAAATATATTGCACTTGACTCTGAAACTACAGGACTATACCCGCGTGACGGGTATATGCTTGGGTTTAGTATGTCGTACAAAAAGCATCAAGGTGCTTATATAATTACAGATGTTATCACAGAGCAGATGGAAAATATAATGCAAGAGATATTCAACACAAAGATAGTAGTATTTCATAACGCTAAGTTTGACTTAGCTTTCTTTGAGTATCATTTCAACTTTAAATTTCCAAAGTTTGAAGATACAATGTTATTACACTATTGCCTAGACGAAGTTCCTGGCGGACATGGTCTTAAACAATTAGCTATGGAACATACTGACTATGGTGACTACGAGAAGCCTATGCATGATTGGATTGATAACTACAAAAGGCAGAACCGAATACTGAAGGCAGACTTTCAGTGGGGCAGCATTCCTTTTGAAGTTATGAAAACATATGCGGCAATGGATGCAGTAGTAACACTATTAGTATTCGAGAAGTTATACCCAGCAGTTAGAAAGAATGCAAAACTGTTTAGTGTATATGAGAATATACTTATACCTGGCTGCAGAATGTTGACAGATATACAAGACAATGGTGTACCCTTTGATAAGCTAAGACTACTCAAAGGCAGAGATTTGATGCAAACAGATATAGATAATGCAGTGGCAGAGTTATATGAGTTTGAGGCAGTACAAGAGTTCGAAGAAGTAAAGAAAAAAGAATTTAATCCAAACAGTACAGTACAGCTAAGAGAATTACTGTTTGATTTTGTCGGGTTAAAACCTACAGGCAAAAAGACAGGTACAGGTCAGCACTCAACAGATGCAGAAGTACTAAAACAATTAGCAGAGGAACATGAGATTCCTAAACATATTCTTAGTATACGACAAAAGTCAAAGATTAAGAATACTTATTTAGACAAAATATATCCACAATTAGATAAAGATAGTAGATTACGCACAGGGTTTAATCTACACGGCACAACATCTGGTAGATTATCTTCTAGTGGAAAAATGAATATGCAACAAATACCTAGAGATAATCCGATAGTAAAAGGGTGTATCCGTGCTAAAGAAGGTAACAAGATTGTTGCAATGGATTTAACAACTGCAGAAGTATATGTAGCTGCTGTGCTTGCTGATGATAAGAACCTAATGGAAGTATTTAAGACTGGTGGTAATTTCCACAGTAGTATTGCTAAGTTAGTATTTGGTTTACCTTGTGAGGCGGATGAAGTTGTAGACCTTTATCCCACACAAAGACAGGCTGCAAAAGCCGTCACCTTTGGCATAATGTATGGTGCTGGAGCGAGTAAAATATCTCAGCAAGTCACAACAGACTCAGGCAAACCTTTTAGTAAGCAAGATGCCCAAGAAGTTATTGATGATTACTTTAGACAGTTCCACAAACTTAAAAAGTGGATTGACCTTTCNAGTAAGTTTATTATGGATAATGGNTTTATNTATGGTGCTACAGGCAGAAAGAGAAGATTNCCAAATGTTAACTCTGACAATCAAGGAATACAAAGTCATGAAGTAAGGTCTGGTCTAAACTTTTTAGTTCAGTCTGTTGCTTCTGATATTAATTTACTTGGTGCTGTTGATATGAATGAGTATGTTAAAAGTAATAATATGAAATCAAAGATATTTGCTTTAGTACATGACTCTATTCTAGCAGAAGTGCCAGAAGATGAAATAGACCTGTACTCAGAAAAGTTACAGGAGTTCATTCAAAAAGATAGAGGATTCAGTATACCAGGCACACCAGTTGGCTGTGACTTTGATGTACATGATGATTACTCTTTAGGGAAATTTACAAAGATGTATGATTTATGATAAATTACAGTTTCCCATTTTCCCCGTACACACTGATGAGATAACATTAGTAGACGGAATCCTTTGGATTGAAAACCAAGTTCTTGACGATAAAAATATGAAAGGCAAGACGCTTGGTATGAGAAGAATCCAAAGCCCTATGAAAAGTATATACCCTATAAAGTATATGATAAAAGATATTCGTTCTTACCTTGATCACCAAGGAAAATATTATATAGACAATACAGGGTATTTCTTTCGTAAAGAAAAAACAACTAAGTCCACACTAAAGTATCATAAGATATTACGAGTAGACTTAAAAACAGTAGCGAGTGTATTGTGGGTAAAAGATTGCCCCTTTCCTTTTACATTAGACAGACCTCTCAAGGATGACCAAACATGGGCAGGAATACTATATAGAGATAGTATTCCTTGGCTTTTATATGATACCTCATCTGAAAAGAAGAAGAATTCATGGAGAAAGATATGAAAAAATGGTATCAAATACTGTGGGGTAGCAATGAAGAAGATGATTTAGTTCAACAACAAGTAGTTAAATCACCTGATCCCGCAGATTTAACAATAGAAAATGCATATAAAACACGCTGGATATGGTATCATACTATACTAGGCATACTAATGTTCTTTACTAACTTAATTATGTTAGGAATATTTATTTTATTGGCAGTAAAATTATGATTGCAATAGTAGATGGAGTATTTACTCAATTACAAATGGATGAATGGAAGAAGAATATCAACCGTTCTACAGATAATTTTGTTAGCGGAGTCCTCGACAAAGAGGGAGAAGGCTGGCACTCTGTAGGTTCAGACCATGGAAATCAGTACATGTGCTATGAGATATGTAGACATGCGGGTAAATATTTCAATGTTAGTGAAATGATAGGATATGATTACTGGACTCACACTAACACAAGACCCATGCAATGGCACTACGATAAAGATGAAGGTGCTTATTTAAAAATGGGAATGACTAGATATCCTATCTGCTCAACAGTATACTACTTAGAAGTATGCGGTCTAGTAAAAGGTAGCTTACAGTTTAAAAACGGAGTAGAAGTTACTCCACAAGAGAATAGATTAGTTATATTCTCACCAGGGTTATATCATGGAGTAGAACAATTCGAAGGAGTTAGAACCTCCATAAATGTTAACCCTTGGAATACTAAATTATATAAATGAAAAATATTTGGAAACTATGGGCAAAAAGCCTGGGCGAAAAAGCATCTGATGATGCAAAGGAAGCTGATGCGATTGCTATATTTCGTAGCTTGATTGTACTTGCAAATTTTGTAACCTGTTTCTTTATTGTTTCGGGAATAGTACATCACTGGTAATGAAAGCAGTAATAAGCGACAGGATCTACTTAGAAGTACTTCCACACCAACAACAAAAGATTGACAAAGAGCTAACGTACTCTGTGCCGTCTTTTAAGTTTGGCGACCCGCCTTTAGTTATAAAAAATATGGCAATGATAAGACAGGGGCTAGTTGCAATACCTGTAGGTAGGATAGATTTAATTCCTGCAGATCATGAAATTACAGATAAGAGAACAGATAAACCAGTAGACTTCCCTAAGTTTAATTTAGAATTACGACCTAGCCAACAGTCGGTATATGATGAGATTGGAGACGGTGGTATAATTAACGCTTGGGTGAGTTGGGGTAAGACATTTACAGGTCTTGCAATAGCTGGTAAACTTGGACAGAAAACANTAGTAGTTACTCATACTTTGGCACTGCGGAAACANTGGGAAGATGAAGTAGAAAAAGTNTTTGGTTTTAAAGCTGGCATTATAGGTAGTGGTAAATTTGAAATTGACCACCCTATCGTCATTGGGAATATTCAGAGTTTATATAGAAAGATTCCACAGATACGACAAGAGTTTGGAACAATCATCTTAGATGAGATGCATCACTGTAGTGCTCCAACCTTTTCTAGAATTATAGATAAGAATTGTGCTAGGCATAAGATAGGACTGACAGGTACGCTAGAAAGAAAAGACGGTAGGCATGTAGTCTTTCGTGATTACTTTGGAAGTAATGTTTTAAAACCACCAAAGGAAAACTTTATGATGCCAAAAGTACAAATCTTACCNCTACCNATAAGGTTTATGGACGGAAACTCTATACCTTGGGCTAATAGAATAAATGAGTTAGCCTATAACCCAGAGTACCAACATTCTGTGGCTATGACTGCATCATCATATGCAGCTAAAGGTCACAAAGTGTTAGTGGTATCTGATAGAGTAGATTTCCTAAAGAACTGCGCGAAACTCACTGGTAGTAACGCAGTTTGTGTGACGGGTGCAGTCCCTCACGAACAAAGACCAGACATAATTAAACAGATTTTTGAGGATAAAGACGTTCTATATGGGACACAGTCTATATTCTCTGAGGGTATTTCTTTAAATGTTCTAAGCTGTTTAGTGCTGGCAACACCAGTAAATAATGAGCCGTTACTTACACAGCTCATAGGAAGAATAATTAGGGACTACGAAGGCAAACAACAACCCGTAGTAGTGGATATTAATTTAATTGGAAAGACTGCAAAGAGGCAGGCTAGTATGCGTATGGGCTACTATCTGAAACAAGGCTACGAGATATCAACTCTATAGCCACCTCTGAAAAATATGTCTTGACAACAGTTTCAAAATTTGTTATAATATATGATAAAATATAATTGGGAAAAGATATATAGAGAAACGAAAGGCGATAGTGTTTCAATTCTCACTATTATCCACCTCTTGACTTACAAGAGAATTCCAGCCAGTCGTAAAGACAAAACTTACAAGTATTTTGGGAAAAGTTTTCTCGGGAACAGCTTTCTGTTAAATCCGAGACAGCTTTTGGCTGAGCGAAAGAATTATAGTAACAAAGAAGCTGCAGAGTATATTGCAATAGCTTCGTACCGTAATTATTTCAATTATAATAAGACAGGTGAGACAACACTAGAGTTGATGCATCTTCCTGTCGACACAACAACAGTAAATCGCAACAGATTGCTTCGAATAGAGAATGGTCTAGTACACTTTTTATTTGAAGATAACGCTAAATGGAGAACATAAAATGGCATTAAAATTCGGAGAAGCACAGGGGAGTGCAAAAAAATCCTCAATAGATCAGTACACTTACAAAGAAGGAGACAACGTCTTCAGACTAGTAGGCGACATACTTCCGAGGTATGTTTACTGGATCAAAGGTGAGAACGGCAAAAATATTCCTATGGAATGTCTTGCTTTCGACCGTAACACAGAAACATTTAATAACAAGGACACAGACCACGTAAGGTCTTTCTTCCCTGACTTAAAATGTGGTTGGGCATACGCTATTCAAGCTATCGATCCAACAGATGGCAATGTTAAAGTTGTTAATCTAAAAAAGAAACTCATGGAACAAATAATGGTTGCCGCAGAAGATTTAGGCGATCCTACTGACCCTGAAACAGGTTGGGACGTTTTCTTCCAAAGAGTTAAGACTGGGCCTATGGCTTTCAATGTAGAGTACAGGCTTCAAGCACTTAAGTGCAAACCTAGACCTTTGAATGAGAAAGAGACAGCTTCTATTGCTGACTTGCGTTCAATGGACGACGTTCTTGCTAGACCAACAGCAGACGCTCAATTAGAGCTACTGCAAAGAGTAACTCAACCCGCTGATGGAGCTGAAGCTCCTTCTGATGTAGACTCTGAGTTCTCAATTTCCTAGCATGATTTTATTTACAGCAGATTGGCATCTTAAGTTGGGACAAAAGAATGTACCCATGCCTTGGGCTTGTGCAAGATACGATTTATTCTTTGAGACAGTACATGAATTAGAGAAGGACGTAAATCTACACATCATAGGCGGAGACTTATTTGACCGAGTGCCTTCAATGGACGAAATAACAGTATACTTTGATTTTATTAAAGATATTAAAATTCCTACTATCATCTATGATGGTAACCATGAAGCTACTAAAAAGAATAAAACTTTCTTTACTAACCTAAAGAGAGCCACGTCTGATGTAAATCCTCTAGTTGAGATTGTAGATGAAACTACAGAGTATNNGTGGGGTACAATATTACCCTATGCAGACTTGCACAAGAAAGGTGCTATAGANAAATGCAATCCTAACAAACCTTTATACACGCATGTGAGGGGTGAGATACCTCCTCATGTAACTCCTGAGGTAGACCTTGAGAGATTCAATGCCTTTCCTGTAGTATACGCGGGTGACCTACACAGCCACTCCAATACGCAGAGAAACATTGTTTATCCAGGCTCTCCTATGACTACATCTTTTCA